GAAGCCTTGAAGCAATTACAGCGCGAAGGCGGAAGCATCAGGCAAAAGGGAAGTTCTTAATGCCAAGAAAGCCTAAAAGGCCAAAGTTTGAAGAATGCATCGAGATAATCGACCAAGAGATTAAAAAGCGAAGGAACAAATGGAACCTCACCGCTTTGGCTTGGATGGATTTTGATGATGTCTCTCAGATTCTGAGGTTTCACATATTCAAGAAATGGGAGATGTATGACCCGTCTCAGCCTCTTACGCCCTGGGTAAACAGAATCATTTCCAACCAGATTAAAAACCTTATCAGGAATAATTATGGTAATTTTACTAGGCCATGCCTAAAGTGTGCTGCCGCAGAGGGTTTTGGTGGGTGCAGTATTTACGGAGATCAAGACAACAAATGCCCCTTGTTCGCTAAATGGGAAAAGACTAAGAAAAGAGCTCATGATGCTAAACTGCCTTTGGCTTTGGAAAATCACACAAAAGAGGTATCTTCTATGGGTGGAGACTTCTTTGATGTTGAAGTAGCCGCAGACAAATTACATAAGAAAATGAAAACGGTTCTTAAAGCTAACGAGTTACAGGTTTACGAGTTACTTTATATTGAAAATTTAGAAGAAGAAGAGGTAGCCAAAAAAATGGGCTACAAAACTACAGAAAAAAATCGACAGCCGGGTTACAAACAAATCAAGAACATCAAAAAGTCTATTCTCATAAAAGTCAAAAAAGAGATAGAGAGAAGTGGTGCGGATATTTTTTAGCATGTCGGAACTAACAAAAGACCAAAGGCATCAGGCGGCTTTAGACCTGTGGAGAGAAAGAGAATCAACGGGCGAACCTGCCCCTTCATTACCTGACTTGATTAAGGCGGCTTACCCAGACAAGCCAGAGCTTGATGGCAGAAGCAAGGAAGCTAGAGAGCTTAAAGCGTACCTAGCAGAGCTACAGATTCACGCAGACGGGTCTCACGTTTACCACCCCAAAGAAATCGAGCCGCTAACCGAAGAACATAAAGAGTTTATCACCAATAACGTTGGCACTATGAATCCTACCTACCTAGGAAGAGTAATGCACAAAGATGAAAGTATAACGCCTCTCGACGGAAGAGTACGACAAATTGTAGACTTTATCGAAACCTTACCTCAAAACATAGTTAGTCAAAATACGGAGATCGTACCAGACCCAGCATATACCCCGCCCAAGACATTTGATAAGACGCTACAACTAGTCAACAAGTACATACATGAAAAAATAGAAAAGAAAAAAATCACTGGCCGACAAAAGAAGGAGATTAACGCCCTCACAGGTTATATTAATACTGTAAGATTTATCCACCAAGTCAGCACGTTTGACAATAACATGGATAGAGAGTTATTTCAATCAAGCTTTGTTCGTTATACGAATGATAAACCAGACCTAAGCCAAGAAGAGGTGGATCAATATATCGTGCTATCTACCGAAGTGGTAATCGGTTCCAGTATTCAAGCGCGTTCCGAACGCTTGCAACAACTGCTTGACAACGCAGCAGAAGATAGTGAAGGTAGGCGGTTAGCGATGGGTTTAGTTCAGGCTATTAGCGCAGCACAGACGGAGTACAACCAGTGCGTCGGACGGCAGCATAAACTACTAGGCGACCTAAAAGAAAAGAGAAGCGACAAACTAAAAAGCCAAATAAAAGAAAGTGCAAGCGTTGTTCACCTTGTGCAAATGTGGAAAGAGGAAGAATCAAGAAAGAAACTTATCGCTTTAGCAGAGCTACGTAAAAAAGGAGTCAAAAAAGAAATACAAAAGCTATCTTCTATGGACGAAGTAAAAGCTCGGATAATGGGCATAAGCGAAGATGAGGTGTTAAATGGTTAAGTGTAAAGTTTGCGGAAAAGAGTTTGATTCAGATAGGCAATTGCACGCCCACTTAAAGGCGCACAAAATGCGTGTCATTGAATATTATCAGTCACAGTACCCAAGGTATGATAAATTTGATAATACCATTATAAAGTTCAAAAGCAAAGACCAGTATTTCGCTAGCGACTTCAATACTAGAACTAATCTTAAAAAATGGATTAAATCTGCGCCCAAAGACGAAGTTAAAGAATACTGTAAGAATCTCCTTATAGAGAGAAAAAAGAAAAAGAACTTAGAGTATGCGCCGACTCAAGTAGAACTTAGAACTTTACTTATCCCGCCCATTCAATGTTACAACGAACTGTTTGGAGATTATTATGATCTATGCACCGAGCTAGGTTTTAAAACTGACTATTTTAATTATGACAAGATTATTGCTGGCTCGCAAATTAATAACTCTAAAAAGATTTACATAGACACTAGAGAGAAAAAGCCTTTAAATTTCAAAAATGTGGAAACCGAAGTT